ATGCTAGACCGAATTACCAACTCTCCCAACACCTTCGCCGCAATCTACTGCCGAATCAGTAGCGATAAAACAGGCAAGAGCGCTGGAGTCGAACGCCAGCAATCAGACTGCCGCGTAATGGCCGATCGCCTCGGCCTCTCGGTTCAGCACGTACTCGTAGACAACGACATCAGCGCGTACTCCGGAAAGCCCAGGCCTGGCTACAAACAGTTGCTGGAGCTGATGAGGACAGGCGCTGTCGGGACGGTTCTGGCATACCACCAGGACCGCTTACAGAGATCTCCCGTCGAACTCGAGGAATATGTTGACGTATCCGAGATCCATCGTGTGACGACCCACACCGTTCTTGCCGGCCACATTGACCTGTCCACACCCTCAGGTCGTTTCAACGCTCGGATCATCGGTGCGGCAGCCCGGTACGAAGTCGAACACATGATCGAGCGCCAGCAGACCGCCAAGTTGCAAGCCGCCAAGGATGGCAAGTACCTCGGTGGGCAGCGTCCCTTCGGCTTCGAGCCTCAGCGCAAAGCTATCCGCGAGAGCGAAGCCGCCATCATCCGTGACATGTACGAGAGGTTCGTCGTCGGGCGGTCGTGGTGGTCGATTGCAGTCAGCTTGAATCAACGAGGCATCCGAACGACCCACGGGAAGGACTGGAACTCACTCAAGGTTCGCAACGTCTTGATACGACCGATCAATGCGGGGATCGTGCTGCACAAGGGTGTCGAGTATCCCGCCCAGTCACCTGCAATCCTCAGTCCAGACGAGTGGGCGAACCTCAAACTTGCGATCGACATCAGCCGAAGGAAGTCACCTCATCCCGGACGGCACGCAAGCATCTATTGAAAGGGTTCCTCATCTGCGGGGCCTGTGGCGAGAAGATGTTCCACAAAAGCAAGCAGCAACGAGACGGGTCGTACAAGACCACTGCCGCGTGCGGAAAGACCGACAACCAAACGGGTCGCCAGCACGGTTGCGGGAAGGTTTCGCGAATGGTCGAGCCGATCATCGACCTGGTTGTGGACTCAATTATGTTCCGCCTCAACTCACCTGAGCTCGCTACGACACTCCACAAACACAAGACGAGCGCAGACACGTTGAAGACACTGAACGACCAACAGCGAGCCTTAGAATCGTCAATCAACGAGATCACGGATGACTACTACGTCAACAAACTTCTCACACGCGAGCAGTTCGAACGCGCAAAGACACAGGCAGACAATGACTTAGCACTCATCACCAAGCAAATTGATGCCGAGTTAGTGAGCGAGGCAGTCAACACGACGGACGTAAGCGGCGACCTCCGTGAACGATGGGAGAACGAGACGCTTGAATGGCAGCGATCGCTGTTGTTTCTACTCATTGATCGAATCTCTGTCCACCCCTCCCCCACGTGCCGGGTTACAAGTACCCAAAGTACAAGTCTAAGTGGAGGTTTGATCCTGATCTGATTCAGATTGAATGGAAGGCGTAGGGTACTTTTCGCATAGGTGTTCAACAATTGCGGCGGCAGCATTCTCAATTGGAAGCCACTCGCGAAAATTATCCTGGCTTGGCTTGAACCTCCAAACACCTTGCCCGTGTACCGCGCCGCAGACATGGTACGTAATTAGAGTCTCATCCTCATTGTCCAGGTACTTGCGATCGCTCTGCCGCCCTTGCGGGGGCAAGGTGTCTAATTGCTCGACAACGTCTTTCGTTTCATCGATCAGATCGAGACGGTCCTTCGCAACAGACAACGACTCCGCGGTGACCATTTCGACAAATCCGTAGTCGCCCGCATGTGGAAATCGCATCTTCTGTTCAAGTGCGAGGCGGTGTGCCCTCAAGATTGCAAGGAACATCCGGTCGCTCAGTGCGTCGTGATGTAGTAGATCTGAATCTTCAGCTGCTTCGAGCGACTTGATGACCTCGTCACAATGCCGCCGATGACTTTCCGCGAGTTCATCCCGAACAGCAGTCTTCCAAGACTGGTCCAGTTGAGGTACTTCAAAGCCGTCTTCGGTCGTCAATCCGCGCTCGGCAAAACCATGACGTTCAGGCAACAACCTGGCGAGATACGCGCACACCGCCTGGTCGAGATCTTCGAAATGCCTATAGAACGTCGGAGTCGTAACGCCCGCAGCTTTGGTCACATGAACGACGTTGAAACTCCGAGGGTCCGTCCAATCCCCTGAACCAAGCGCATCAAGGATGGCTGCACGACTGCGCGCACGTTTCGTCTCAGCCGCAGCGATCCTCGCTTCGGTCTGACGTGCTCTCGCTGCTTCGTCCACAGTTGCAGCCTACTTGCCGGAACCGACTGGAAGGCAGTACGGCTAGATCTCTAGACACCCAATGTAGTACCTGCTACTTTGGAAAAAGATCGCAAGCCAACGGATCGACGCAGATTGAAAACTCCACACAGGAAGCGCCTTCAGCCGCAGTTCGATGCAGCGGTTTGAACGTCGCTTCCAACCGCTTCGCACCGCGCCACTTGTGGCGGTGCCTCAACTCCCACAAGGAGATTCAAGTGAAGAAGCAACTTACTCATGTTGAACACAACGGGGTACCGACCGAAGTCAGCGCAACATCACCAAGTGGGCTGTTGGAAAAGTACGTACTCCGGCTGGCACTGGAGGAGGAAGCTAACGACTTCGAGCGCATGGCCAGTACAGACAACTTGCATCGGACTCTCGATATTTTCGAGAGTGGACGTGCACGAGTAGGCAATGACGAGGCTGGCAATGCCATTGTTCATGGTTTCGTGATGGCATACGCATCAAACGTCACGGAGCGCCAGCGCCGACGCATGTTGGGGCAGTGACCATGGAGACGATCATTGCAGCGGCAGTCATAGCAGTTTGGTTGGCTGGCATGTTCTGGTGGGCCTTCCACCGCAACAAGTCTCAACCTGACAGTCGGCGCGGAACCACGGTTCAAACCGCGCCACTCTCAGTCCACGACCAACGTCTGCTCGACCAAGACGCCGATCGCATGGAGTACGTACGCACCAAGATCGCTATGAACCGCGCACTTGATGAGTACCAGGGTGCAAATCACTACCGGCGGTACACGTGACCACCGACAAGCACCTTGATCGATTGGCCTATGAAATCGGGTTCAACGAAGCGATTCGTCAGCCGAGTCGCGAAATCGTTGGACGCCGCGTTCAACACACCGACGAGTTCGGTCGAACGTGGATCGAAGAAGAAGTCACTATCCGCGAGTACTGATCCTCAGGAGAATCCAGTGCAAACCTTCACCGACACCATCGCCGTACTGCTCTTCCTTTCCCCGTTGTGGTTCCCCCTCTTGCTGGCGATCATCTTCAACAAGCAGTTGAAGCAGTACGCTACAACCGTGAGGTCAAGCGCGTCCAGCGCGAGATGGAGATGGGGGAACTCGACGCTCAAATCATCCGTGAAGCTCGTCGACGTCGATACGCTCATGATCAAACGTCTTCCCTCCGTTGCTTGGTCGGTGCTCGGCATCGCGATCGCTCTTTCGATCGTGGTGCCGATCATCCAAGCAGCAGCTCCCCTGATCATCGCCGTGGTCATCGTGATTACCGTCTCGGTCATCGCATGGCGAGTCGCAAAGTTCTACATGCGTCTCTAGCCGCCACTTTCGTCAAGTGACGAATTATCAAGAGTGTGTCAAGCTGGGAGTAGACAATGATCGAACGTCTACTCCCAGTCTTGTACCCACCAGATCCCCTTGAGAGGGGCGATTCCTGATGGGCTTCTTCTCGAAACATCAACACGCGTACGACACTTCGCGTGACTCGTTCATCCTCACTTTCCAGCCTGAGCTTCCGGAGGAGCGTGTCACTGCGTTTCTCCGTTCAATCGGCACATCACTTCTCCCCGGCTCTCACGCCTTCGATGGCACACCGACCATCGTTTTCGAGGTTGTCGTCTCCCCCAACGGGATTCAGCACATCATCCGTTTCCCCAAGGGGAAAGGGCAGTACCTCATGAAGATGCTGCGAACTTCGGTAGACGGCATCGGATACCAGGAGTACGACGACAAGGCTGCTTACAAGTACGACTACGGCGTCTCGATCAAGATGCACAACGGGGCAAGAACTCTGGCCTTAGCGAGCGAATCTGACTACAGCGCTCGGCTTCTCGGCTCAATGCAAGATGCTGTGGAAGACGGCGATGAACTGATATTGCAGTGGGTGATCCGCCACTCCAACGCGAAACGAATCGCTCACGGGGCAGAGAACGTCTCAAGTGCCAACACCACCATCTGGCAGGCCTTGATGGGTAAGACCATTGCGAGTCCTGAAGAGATCGGTGATCGTCGGGCTAAGCAATCCGATCAAATGTTTCTCGCCACGGGACGAATCGCCGCGAAGGCCGCCAACCAGCAGCGAGCAGCTCGTCTCGTGAACGATGTCGTGACTGCGCTGACCAGCGAATCGGGTGCAGCTTACTTCAAGACGAAACCCGTCGATCCGGTGAAGCTGTCGGATCAAATCGAGTTCGCCCGCACACCGTTGATCATGACTGCTGAACTTTCGACCAAGGAGCTGAGCGGAGTCATCGCCTGGCCCATGGGTTCTCGTGTGCCTGACATTCCAGGGTTGGTCAGAGGGACAACACAGCACCGCCCACCGACAAACGGGGTTCCTCGAAGTGGGCTGGTACTTGGTCGCAGCACGATGCCCGGAGTAGAACGTCCGATCGCACTGGACTGGGAGAAGGCGCTCACTCACCTGTACATCGGTGGTGCAACCGAAGTCGGTAAGACAACGCTTGCTGAACGACTTTTGCGACAGACCATCGACAAGGGCTATGGGGCTTTCGTGTTCGAGTACGAGGCAACCTGCTCAACAAAGGGCTCAACCAGGTTCCCGCGCATCGACTCGATGATGTGATCGTTATCGACTTCACCCGAAACCAGTTCCCGGTGGGGTTGAACATCATCAAGCTCGGTTCGCCGAGTCTCGTTGCAGGACAACTCACCACCTTGCTCGAAGCGATCTACCCCGACAACAAGAGCGTCTACACACGGAAGTTGATCAGCCACATCATTCCCGCACTCGAAGTCGTCCCCAACGCGACCCTCGCAGACGTCTTGGTCATGGCGAACCCACGGAACCCAGTCGAACTCGCATGGGCACGCGATGTGGCCGGCAAACAGAAAGATCGACCGATCAAGCAGTTCCTCACCGACTGGCTCGGCAAGAGCAAGGAAACACGAGAGAAGGACAGTCAGGCACTCGAGAACCGACTCTGGGAGATCTTGACGCCTGCCGAGTCCCGATACTTGGTGACTCAAGAAACATCGTCGTTCGATCCGTTCGACGTGATCAACAACAACCGTCTGCTGTTCGTGAACTTCGCAGGAGTATCGGAACAGGTCGCATCGTTGATCGGCAGCTTCATCGTCTCTGCGCTGTGGCGAGCCGCAAGTGCATCAGCCCCGAGAAGCCCAATCTGATGTTCATCGATGAGTTCCAGTACTTCAGCAGACTGAACTCGGACTTCGAGGACATGCTTGCCACCGCCCGTCGTAAGAAGCTCGGACTAGTCCTAGCAACTCAGTACGTTGAACGCCTCCCGACCTCAACTCAAGACGCGATTGCGGCGAACGCCCGTTCAAAGATCATCTTCCAATCCAGCCCGAAGAGCGCACAGATCCATCAGCGTGACTTCGCAGATCGCACGATCACTGCAGAACAGATCGTCAACCTGAAGGCGTTCGACGCCCTTGCCCGAATCAACACCAAAGAGGGCACGAGTAGGCCGTTCACGATGCACACCTATCCCGAAGCGATCGGCTACGGGCACGGCCAACGCGCCTTCCAACTCTCGGAGCAGAAGTACGGAAGGAGTATCGAGTCAATCGATACTGCGGAAGTTCAGCGTCGTAGACCAACTACGCCAACACAGCAGTCGCACAAACCCATCGGCACTTCAACATACGACGTGCCCGTCGATCAGAACCGGGAGATCAAAGATGACGCTGCAGGCTGAAGCAGTCACCACGATTGAGAAGCTCGTCGAAGATGCGCACGAGATGGCAAGTGCTGTAGACGATTTACGCGAAGAGAATCCCGCGCTCGCGACGATCATGCTAGTCAGCCTGAACGCCTACCTGGAGCACATTCAGTTCCGCATCAGCCAAGCCGTCCAGCACTCACCATGACCGACCCGCCGATTGGAGCAGTGATGACAGATCTTCCGCCCGTTCAGATCCTCGACAACCTCATCGATCAAGCATTTGCGATGAGAGAGCTTGGACAGACGATCACACGAGTCAGCGAAGAGCTGATCTTCGAAGCCGAGAAACATCGTCAAGCGATCGAGCAATACGACACTGAATCACTTCTGCGCTTGTTCCGGGTCTCCTACAACTTGAACGAACTCATAACTGCTTCGACCACGAATGTTCTTCAGCCACTACGAGCCTTGAGGATGGGATGATCAACATGGATGACAGCACCAGGATCAACGACCTGCAGGCCATGATCGAAGCCGCGGAACGACTTGAAATGCACGCCGAGTCCGTCATGATCGAGTGCCGAGAAATCGCACACGAAGCGCGCCGCATGATGGGAGATGAGATTGATCCGAACAACTATCTCGACTCTCCGACTCGCGCACGCATCCAGGCAATCACTGGTGAAGTCGATTCACTGGCGAACCATGACTTCATCCGAATCCGAGACACCTTGAGAGACTTCACGGACATCAGGTGACGCCCCATCACGTCGATCTACGACCGAACCCCAGCAGACAGTTTCGTTGCTGGGGTTCGGTCTTTCTTGGCTATGCCTGCGTGAAATCAGTAGGCCGCTTACCAAGATGTTTCGCCCACGCTCGCTTACCTTCGCGCACTTCCTGGTACTTGATCGGCTGGTCCGGTGTGAGCGGCTCGCGTCCATCCTTACGAACCCAGTCAAGTGGAACCCAGGCGCTACCGTTCCGTCGGGCGATCAAGGCCGGAGCTGGTGTATACCAGTTGCGCTGCAGGGCAAATGACTCAAGCTCGGACAACGAGTCAGACTCTTTCGCAGGATCGAGATCGGTGATCATGAAGTATCGACTTGACTTCCAGACTCCATAAGTTGGCATCCACACACCATACTGAGTACCCACGACAATCACGCTCACTCCAGCACTCCCCTACCCGTCACGCTGAAAGGCGTTCTCCAGGGTGACAAACTCCAGTAGCACTCCCCTACCCCGCCGATCCTCCACGGATTAACAGGGTGAGCAGACAAAAAGACTCCCCCATCCAGATTTCAGCCAGGGGAGTCTGATGCCACCACATATAGCGGCGGAGAAGTGGTGCAGAGACGCTAGTGCGCTGCGTCGAAGGCGTCGATCACTTCAGCCTTGATACGCCCACGGGGTGCAACCTCGAAGCCATTCTTCACAGCCCAGTCACGAATCGCCTGAAGCTGTTCCTTTGAACGACCGGAACCACTTGCGGCATTGGGTGTTCCGCTCCCCTTGCGGGTCTTGCGGGCTACGCCGATCTTCTGTGCAGCTTCGATGTAAGGCTTGAGTGCCTTCTCCAGCTTGTCCACATTCGAGTCACGCAGGTCGATCGTGTAATCGGTTCCCTGGTAAGAGAATTCGACCTTCTGACCGAATCCTTCGTCAATGTCATTTCCGTCCAGATCATCGATCAGTTGCTTGATGATGCGTTCAGCCACTTGGCTCTCCTTGGATTTGAACAACTAAATTACTCAGTGGAATTTAGCGTATCAGAGCTTGCAGGAGGAGCCGCGCAACTCGCAGGCCTTACATATCAAAAGCGCCCGACAACACATGCCAGGCGCGACGCAAAATGCTTTTGAGAGCTAGTTAGTGCTGCTTCGTTTGAAGTATCCAGCTGCAAACGCAACGATCGCGGTGATTGCAGATGCAACCTCCGCACTGAGTTCGACACCGAACTGTCCGGCAAGCCAGATGAGTACGATTGCGACAGATCCACCGATTCCGGCTGCTGCTACTTTCGATGTTGGGGCTGATGTTGGTTGATCGTATGTATGGTTCATGTTCACCTCCTTATTTCAATCCTGGTATGTATTTGCTGACGAACTGCCCAAGCCTGCGTAGGAGCGATTCGCCTGCTTCTTTGTCTGCGCGCTGCACGCTTTCGAGTTCCATCTTCCGTTTTTCAAGTTCACTGTTTTTCTCCAACGCAATTTCATTCTCATCTCGAAGTTTTTCCAGTTGGGCAGTCAGCTCTGGAGAGACATCCGGTCGTTGAATTAGTTGAGCGATTCTTGCGTTCGCTTCCTGCAGCTGAGCGTTGACTTGATCGAAGTACACGATCTTGTGATTTTGATTCAACCACTCCTCACTGCCTCGGAAGTTATCCATGGCAGATCGCGGCGTCATCCCCACCATACTTCGCGCTGCTGCATCATTTTCAGGTTCGCGGTGCAATCCAGTTCGATACAGTGCTACTCCATCGTCATAGTTCATAACTTCACCTCCTCCCGCTATTGCGGAACTTAAATAGTTGTTTGGATTCAAACGGCCAGACCATCCGTTCTGCCAGTTCGTCGGCTTACCCCAGAATTCGAAATGTAGGTGAGGACCTGTGACTTGGCCGGTGTTTCCCGAGTATCCGATTACCTGTCCTTGACTCACTTGCTGACCCTGACTCACTGCGAACCGACTCAGGTGTGAGTAAGCGCTGTAAATGTCGCCGTGGTCGAGAAGAATCGCGTTTCCGGCTACTGACAGGAACCCACCATGATTTGCTCCTGGTCCTGCGAAACTAACTCTTCCGTCGCCAGTCGCCCGTACAGCAGTTCCTAGAGAGCATCCGTAATCAATGCCCGTATGACCCAGTTGCCCAAGCGACCTGTAGTAGTCGGGGTTCTCGCCGAACTGTTGCGTGATCCGATCCGAAACTGGCGTTAAGAATCTAGCCATGTCACCTCCTATCTATCCTGATTATCTCCGTCATGTCCTGGCTCTGAACTGCTCCCCAAAGAGCCAGGCCGACCAGGCTGAGCACGAGCACCCTGGTAATCCAATTGGTTGCGATGCTCCACGCTTTGAGCAGGCCTGCCAACTCCGTGCGCGGGACATACGTATCCTCCACTTGTTTCTTATACGCAGTGAAGTCCTCAGTCTTGACGACCGCCAGGCTGTCTAGGCGCTCAATAATCCGACGGTCGTTCTCGACCATCTCGGCGTGCCGTTCGTCTGAATGCTTGATTACTGTCTTAATGACAGCTACATCGGTGACAAGTCGGTTAATCTTTTCTTGGTCATTCATTCAAGCTCTAATCCTAGGATAATCAGCTGTAGAAGCGATTCAACTTAACTTGATACAACTTCCTGGACTGATAGCTCGGATTGTTAACCCCACTGGCATTCTGCTGAACATTAATTGTGTACGTTCCAGCAACAGCATATTGATAGGTCGTCTCTAAGCGTATTCCGTTCGGAAACCAAGCCCCTGATCCGATGTTTGTTGTAGTAGATGTCGTACTTAGAATTTCTACTGAACCCGTACTGTCATAGAGACGCCAATCGGCTTGTAATGTTCCACCAACGGTAACCTTTGGAAGGAACACTCTTATCTCCACCTCAGTTTTGTCTCGCGGCGTCGTAAAAGTCAGATTCGGACCAAATGTAACAAAGGAACCAGGAGTCGCCACGCTGAATGTCGAAGTGTCAGTAGAATTGTAAAGCACGTCCCGCGAGGCAACTAAAGCTGCGACCGGCACCGAGAACTCAGGCAGGCTTGCAGCAACTGCAGGCGCAAGCCCACTTACGGTTGTCTTTTTATCCGTATTCGAAGTCACGTCGCGCACAAGAAGTACGTCGGCAACCGCGACCGGAGATTTTGAAGCATTGTCTGTAATTTGTTTTGCCATATTCAATTGTTCCTCTTTATCGCTAATATAACACGTTAAGACGGAGTTGTAGGTAGCTGTTGGTATTGTTCATTCGACAACCCCTCATCCAGGTCTGCGATGATCTCTGCCATCCCCTCTTGAAGAGTTCCGAGCGTCAACGTGATCAGCGTCGAGGTGTAGTTGTACCCGACAATCTGAAGAAGTTGCGTGTCTACGAAGTTCCCAAAGTTCCTAAAACCAACCATCTGCCCAGTTTGATGCTCTCGATGTCATACACGCTCGACGGGATCGTGATTGTCGACGTCCAAATCGGACGGCCATACTCACTCATCACTTTGCTGGCATAACGCTGAGCACTTGCAGTGAGGGTGAAGCGTCGGTCTGTTATTCGGTGTACTCCCAGTTCAGAATCGGTAATTGCCGCAGTATCGGTATAGACCTTGAAGAGTGTGCCGCTGCCTGGATCACCACCCACGAAGTAGACCTTGTTTCTCAGATCCTCTGCAGACTTCTCAATGTCAATGTCCGCCAAGTGTTTACCTTTGACGAAGATGTGATCTGCCACCGTATTTCGCCGCTTGATGTAGAGCAGGTTCTCCCCGACATCGACGTACCAGAAGTAGCCATCTGGAGTCTGCGAGTAGAGGCTCTTGATCCCCTCAAGTTTGGTGTTCAGCTCAAACTTCATCGTCGGCGTAACGCCTGTGGTGTCGATTGACCCTGTGGTGTAACCGATTCGGCCTGGGTTGGTGTCGAGGACACTCTTGGCGATTGTAGCGATTTCAGTAGACGGGTAAGTCACGGTGGTCGCTGCACCGCTCTTGATCAGCTCACCCTTGGTCAACTCGACGCCGTGCGAGATGAGCGTCGCTTCTACGTACTCCGTGTCGCCGTAGTGAGCGCGGTACTTCATGATCTTGCCGCTGAAGACCCGCCGGCCCATCGGGGCACCCGTAGAAACGATGTAGGGATCTCCGTCCTGATCAACGTACGGCTCGCCCTTCTCATTGACGAGGGGTTCATAGCCTCCGTAGTGGGCGAAGATGTCCACGCCGAGACCGATCTCGATGTCCGTGTCTGGGCCGACAGTGTTTGCCGTGGTGCTGGTGACGACGTACGGGTCACTGGTTTGATCGGTATATCCCACACCAGCTTGATCGGTGAGTGGTTCGCGCAGTTCGATCGTGTTCTCGGCAGATCGAGCCAGCCTGATTGTGGTGGTGGTTCCTGGTGTGAGGATCTGTTGGGAGAAGGTCAGATCGTCTGTGATGTCCGTGAGTACGCGCATGAACTGCCCAGTCTTCGAATAGACCTTGGCTACATACTCTTTGGTGTTCTCAACTCCGAGGTCTTCCCAGTTCACTGGAGGAGGTGGAGGAGGTGGCCCTTGTGTGATCGTTGGTGATCCATAGCCGGTTACCGACGCCGAGTTTCCAACGTCCCAGATATTCATGGTGATTAGCGGTGGCCCTGCCGCGTAACTGGAGGCTGCGCTAGTCGGGGTGACCGTCACTGCTCCAGCTGTCAGAGTTGGCGATCCGTATGCGACTTGAGAATTGGTGCTATCGACTGAGATTGAGGACGCGTACTCAGCAGGGGTGAGTTTCTTGGAAGTGAAAGTGCCGGGGATTCCTGAACCGCCCTGACTTACTGGTTGGACAAACCCAGTGTCGCCATACCCGGCAGCTCCACCGGACCCACCGTTGACGAACTTCGCCGCAGTATTAGTGAGCGTGTCTGCTAGAAGATCGAGATGTTTCCACCCGATCCCCCACCACCGCCGAGTCCTGGAGATCCCCAGAAGTTGGTTGCACCTGACTGGCGGATCAACCGCCCGCCGTTACCACCATTGCCGCCCGCCGATCCACTGGTGATGATCGTGCCGTTGAGAACGATCTTCCTAGCTCGGATGACAATGTGGACACCTGCGCGTCCTGCGATACCTCCAGCACCTCCACCGCCATTTGATGCCCACGAGTAACCTGCACTCCCAGTTCCACCTTGATCAACAACTGAACCCGAGCCGTCGGCACCACTCTCACCGTATGAGCTTCCACCCCTACCACTGTTGCTGGTGACGGTCAGGAAACGAGTGCTGTCCTTGCTGATCGTGATCGAGCTACTTCCTGACCCACCGCCCGAGTTCGAACCCGCGTTTCCGTTCATGCTGAACGTGCCGTTTGAATTGCGTGATTGGCCTACCCCTGCGCCACCGGCGATCCCATACCCACCACTTCCACCACTGCCACCGAGTGGTCCTCCGCTGAACCCTCCTCCAGCACCTCCACTACCGAAACCGAAGTTCGCTGGGCCATGGTCTGAGTAATAGGAACCCACAGCAACGCCGGGTGATGAGTAGGTGACTCCATCTACTGTGAACGGCCAGTCCGCAGAACCAGGGTTGACCTTGCCCGACACATTCATCGTGCCGTTCAACGTGAAGGTATCTTGCACTGCAATGAAGAGCACCGATCCCGTCGTCGATGCAGTACTGAGAGTCGCACCCGCTGCGATCGTGACGTTCGTGAACTGATGGATCTGATTTAACGGCAAGTTCTGAGTGCCCGACGCTACGTTGAGTGCGCCGTCTGATCCGTCACCGAAGTAGTAGATCACCTGGTCAAGCCTTAGATCTTGAAGATCTTATTTGCCGCGTTTGACCAGGCTAGATTCAAATCACCACCGTTCGGCGTGAAGGGAAGTCCTGTACCTGTATCCATGTAGTGGATCAGCCGTGAGGTGCTTGCTGTCCCCGTGTCCTTGTACAGAACAATCGCTTCAACACTCGCGCCACCGAGTGCGGCGAACGTCAGGTCATCTGCGTCGAAAACTCCGTTGGTCACGGTCTTGCCAGTCAGATTCCCACTCGTTGCTACTCGCGCTGGCGTTGGGATGTCACTCAGGTTGGCATGAGTCGCTAGGTTCGGAGTGTAGGTACTCGTGTCCACGAGCACTGCCTTGATGTTGTTGGTCGTCAGGACGATAGATCCGTCCAGAAAGCCTTCTCTCGCTTTGTCATACAAACTGTTGGCCATTGATGTGATTTCCTGTTTACTGCTTTCCCTCAATATACGACGAGCGCTCTGATCGTCCTATAGGTGAATGATGTTTAGAGCCAACGTCTTACGTAGATCGACTCGATTGTCACGTCACGAGCAGTGAAGTCGTCGCTGTATGCGATCACTCCTGGTCCTACCACCCACACCGGGAATTGCCCGAGGTAGTCAGTCGGAACGCTGTTGACGAAGATGGTCTTGCGAAGACAGTCGATCTCGATCGTGTCCCCCGCTGCCCAGTTACGCGTCACTGATACTCCGCGCATGGTCGATCCATTCGTCACGGTGATTCGCTTGGCTGTCCCACCTGTGAGTGTGTTGATCTTCAGCTTGATCACCGGTTCAGCTTGATACGTGCCACCAACGGTGACACCGAGAGACGCCGTAGATGTCGAGACGTTTGACGGACTCAGCAGTGCCGTGTTGTAGGTGTCAGAAGCAACGCCAGTCGGGCACATGAAGTCCACTGAGAAACCTGCCGTGTTGTGTCCGCTCGTACTGATGATGATGCCTTGAGCAGTTGAAACGTACCGCCTGATGTCACCACTGCGAGCGATGTCGAAGGCCTGATTCGGTTGCATCATGGCCGTGTTGAACGCGTCGATCAACTTCTCCGTCTCCTCGCGGGTGCTCCCCCTGATTCGGCCGGCAACGGTAAACGTCTTCGGTTCAAAGTTCGTCTTCACGATCACAGCTCCGTCCGCACCAGCGAGCTTGTCAGCCTGCACGTTGTTCTTCGGCGGTGAGTAGACGTCCGTGTCCGTCGTAGTGATCTTGTCTGTCTGGAGGTCAAATGCTCCATATTTCAATGCGATTGCGCTCATTACATGCCTACCTTTGCTAGTCGTTGTGTTGAATCGAGTCGGTTGAAGAATGCGTCAGACGCCTCTTGGTTGTTGAAGGTGAAGTTGCCCGACAAGATGTTGGTCACTCCCCCGCCATCGCCGCCCGAGTTCAACTCGTTGCGTGTGCGGTAGGCCTGGGTCACTTGAGATCCACGCGGCATGTTCACGATCTCTGGACCGTGCTCACCGACAAGCGTTCGGCCACCTGGTGAGTAAGCCGTACCGATTGCGTTCTTCAGTCCTGGTGCGGCGTTCATCGTCGGGAGTGCAGATTTGAACTCACCTCTGTTGCGGGCTTCTGCAGCTTCGTTAATTCGTCCAGCCAAGTTTGACCACTGAGCGGCTTCACCTGCGACTGCACCACCAATACGCTCAGAAGTAGCTTTGACTGCACCCTCTGCCTTCGCACGATTGTCCTGCGCTTGCCGCGCCTCCTCGGTCTTCCGCCTAACGTTCTCGTTGGCCTCAGCCAGTCGATTCTCGGCCTCCTTCAGTTGATACGCAGCTTCCCTAGCCTCGAGTGACTTCGGCCCATACTGTGCGACCGCATCGTTGTAGGCACGTTGTGCGCGTTCAACATTGAGATTTGCACCTTCGGCGCTTAGCACCGCTCCATTGAGGGCATCCTGAGCGAGCTTGGCATCGCGATTCGTTTGTGCGAGCCGATCTTGCGCAGCCTTGTGTGCGTCGATGGCAGAAGAGGTTTGACCTGACGAAGCACGCAGCGCATCCATACCAAACCCGAGTGCTGCGACCACTCCAACGACAGCACTGATCCCCAACACGACGGGGTTCAGGTTAAACAGCGCTAGTGCGGCGCTAACTGTCGGAACGACGCGAACAAGTGCAGCGAAGTCCGCAACGACATTGCCAACCTTCATCGAGACGAACGCAAACCCCAATGCTGTTGCCGCAGCTTGGAGTAGACCCATATTGCTCGACGCCCAAGAGATGAAGTTGAGTAGGATACGACCCCCGCCTTCGACCACATCAGCCATGGCGTTACCGATCTTGGACAGCGCGTCCTTGATCTTTGGTTCGCTCAACTTCTTCGACAGTCCCTCGACGCCCTTGGTGAGCCGATCAAACAGACCCCCCTGCTTAACCAGAAGTGGGCCACCATCTTCGATCTGGGAATAGTCGATCCCGACAAGCGAGAAGGCTAGGTTGCGAACTGACCCCGTGAGCCCTGAGAGCTTGCCAGTCATTGTGTTGCTCATCTGTTCGATCGCATCTGCGGGGACCATCTTCGCCATCGAGCGGTTGAAATCCTCAGCACTAATTGCGCCTTCTTCCATGCGCTTCTTAACATCTTGAATCGAAATACCAAGATCCTTGGCGAGTGCAGTGGTGATCGGGACACCATTTTCGATGAGCTGCAGCGCATCCTGGGCGTACAGCTGGCCAGCAGCATTCACTTGGCCGTATACGACAGCAAGGCGGCTCCAGTCAGCACCAGTGGTGGCTACCATGCCTCCGAGTACCTTTACGTCATTCTTCACTTGCTGCGCTGTACGTCCGTAACCAAGTAGGGTCTTCGCTGCGCTTGTTACGTCTGGGAACGCAAACGGTGTACCGCGGGCAAAGTCATACAAGTCTGTGAACAGGCTCTTCGCCGTGGCCGCATCGCCGGTCAGCGCTTTGAAGGATGCAGCGGTGTTCTGCAACTGAGCACCGGAGGTCAGTCCAAATCCAATAAGTGCAGCGCCTCCGGTTACTGCTGTTGCCGCTGCTGCACGTATTCCCGTAGAAATAAAGCCGAAATGACTTGTGAATTTATCTGCCGCCTCACGGGACTTATCGGAAACACTTTCGGTAGCTCCGTTGATCTTGTCGGCCGCACCTTCAATAATTCTGGAAGCTTGATCTTCGGCGGATATGGTGATCTTGATGTTCTTATTCGCCACTACTTAACTCACAACGGCTTATTAGTTGTTTCGCTGCCGCCTCTTCTCTTCCAATTTATCACGCTCATCATAAAGCGACCATATGAGAATTGCCCGCTCTAGGGCTTCTTCAGGCTCCCTCAGTACATCGTTATAGGAAAGATTGAACACCTGCTGATAACGGAAGATGAGCAAGTCATCTTTAACGCTTGCCGGTACATCCACGTCCAGCCCACGGACTATGTAGTCGCGCATGCGCTCTTGGAGATCTTCTGCGGCGATCTTTGCATCGCCTACGAGGCTTTTGGGTCGGAGTACTCACTTGAATTCATTGCGTCGTAGATGCGCTCGATAATACCCATAGGAAGCAGGTCAAGTACTGTCACGGCGTCTTCTGAAGTGAATTTGACTAGAGCAAGACCACCAGCGTCCGCTTGTGAGTAGACCTGCCCACCAACTATATGACTCGTGACGACATCGACAATCCGCTGGGTTGCTTTCGAGTCATCGACGATTTTTTCTTGCGCAAGTTCACGACGCTCCGCAACGGTGATGGTGTTGTAACGAATGAAGCATTGTTCGTCCCACTCGTCAGCGATTCCTGCAAGGCTGAATTTCCGTGTTAGCTTAAATGAAATTGCCATCGATGATTCTCCAATTAAATATGCCCCTATTTAAGCAAGGGGCATATCATTGGTCAATAGCGATCTACGCTGCGGCGTACGATGCGCGAGGGTTCTTGAGCACAGCTTGGATTGCTTTGCCTGCCGTCGTATCGAACTCGCAGTAGAAGCTCACCGTCTGCGTCACGATCTCGTCGCGGTCGCTCGACTTCTCAAGTTCGCGGAAGCGCACCTTAGTAGCGATGAACTCCAGACTCGTTGCGCCGTTGGTCATCTTGATGCTCATGGCTTTGATGGCATTGTTGAGATAGTCGTCTTCGACGTTGGTACTGAGGTAGCGAATTACGAACTCCCCTTTGGCTTCGAACACGCCACGATCGAACGCAGGGTTATCGTCACCACCTAGCGGGAAAAACATCTCCGATGGTCGCTCAATGTTGAGCTTCAGACTCTTCGCCGCAATAGCCGGCGCAGCAGCTAGGCCCGCGCTTGAAGCGGCGGTCTTGAGTACAATGTTCTTGCTGGTGAACTCTTTCTCAACAGCATCTAACACGACTGTCTCAGTTGAAGTCTCGCCGATCCGAGCCTTGATCGCCGAGCTAATCTGTACCCAGCTCTTTTCCTCAGCAGTCAGTTCGAACGTGTCGAAGGTCGTGTAGCTGTATCGCTTCGATTGGATCGGGGTGACCTTTGCGAGAGTGATCGCAGGTGGGATACTCGACTGATTGACGTCGAAGGTGTGCGGATACACCCCTCCAACTACCGCGCCTGTTAAGACTGATCCAAAGATCCCTAGTAGTGGAAACCCGACGCCGACCTCTGTGACCTTGCCGCCGATCGTTCCTTCGATCCATTTGCCGACCACTTCACTATCGTTGATCTTCTCGACAACGCCCATGGCGCTTTCGTTTTCGATGATCTCAAGCTTCGGCTGCACGTCCTGGTCAAGCCAGCGAATCCAGCCTTGCGGCGCTACCGGTACCGTTGGATCTGTTCCTATTCCGAAGCCAATCGCTTCACGCCTTCCTATGTATGGTTCAGTTGGCATCACCGTCCTCTTCTTTCTTTTTCTTTACTTTTTCGACTGCTTCTTTAAGGGTCTCTGCCTCAACGGTCCCGAAATTCGGCACGAAATACAGCCGAGCTTCGTGACTTAGTTGCTCGATCACCTCTTCCTTTGATTTTTTCTTGATACTTTCACTCATATCGCTAATTTACTCCATTATCTAAATCTTTTGAATAGGAAACCTGTACTCCGATGACGAGCATCAACAAAGCACCTCCCTTGCTTTCGACTACATCCCAGTCTGCACGGTCGGCATCCATCATGTATGTACCTATGGTCTGGTCTTTCTCTGCCAAAGTGTTGTTGAAGTCCGCTTCATCGAGAGTGTCCATGATTAGATCGGTCAAATCATACATTTGATCAATCGTCTCAGACTGAACCTTTGTCACGTCCTCCAGCTTTAGGTGAACCACTACTTGAAACCAGACATCGCGGTCGTTCTGACTCATCGAACCTTTGTTGTTCTCTATGTAATTGGGAAGCACACGAACCGACGGATACCCCTCGAAGTCCTTCGAAGTGCTGTCAGTCACCTCCACGAACGCTGGCTCATCTCCGTTCTGAATCTCCGAGAGCACTTGCACCAGTGCGTCTTTGATTGATCTCGATTTACCCATTCATAAGTTCCTCCGTTAGTTTTTCTATCTCCGTATCGAATCGTCGCTGTATGCGGGGTTCCATCAGCGTCACCGTTGGTGCGACGAATGGATGGGCCTTCGTACCCTTGTAGGCGATCGACCGTTGCACCGCATACGGTGAGATTCCCTTGGCCTTCGCCCACTTGTAGAGCGAGGTATCGGGTTTCACGCTTGTCCAGTGAGGACGAGATCCGTTCTCGACAGCCTCCGCGTACTTGGCTGTTGGGCCGACGATCGCCGTTGTGCCAGTGACTTCCTGCTTGATTGACTGACGTAGATCTCCACTGACGCCTACCTGCGCTTTGATTCGCATCTCACGCTGTGTCTCGACAGCAACGACGTTCAGAACACGTTTCAGCCGAGTCCTGACACGTTCAGGTGCGATCTCCAACATCTTGCGGACTTGGCTGAGTCGACGGTGATCGTGACAGACGCCATCAGATCACCTGCTCGCACACCAGCTCTATGTGACTAACGGGCGGTACGTTTGTGTAGTCACGGATGTACTTGACGCTCAGAGTCATTCCATTGCAGGACAACTGATCGCCAACCTTGACGTCTTCACCCGGACCCATACTGACCTCGAATCCACGACCCATCTGCATCTCGTTCTGGATTGTGACTGCTGATCCCATCGGCAACGCGAGGCATCGAATCCAAGTTTTGTAGAGCTGCATCTTCATTCGCCCATTCGTACCCACCGGAGTGTCCCTGCTGACGGTGCACGTGTGATTAAGTAGCAGCATCACACCCTCCGCATTGCGTAAGAGTTGATCACCGTCGTATCCCGCGTGACTGTCGAACCAAGTGCTCCGCTTCCTGATCCGTCACTACTACCTGCGGCGAACTGCAAGGTGTAGCTGCCAACCTGGGCGCGACTGACTTCCCGTCCACCGTTAGAGACGTACTCGTAGTAGCCCGTCGCAAGTCCCAAACCTGCCAGCACCAACCCCGCTGGTACATCCTCCTCAGCAACCCCGTACTTGTACCTGATCGAGAGATAGTCGAGTGTTGACGGTGGCAGCGACGTTTGCCGGCCTCTACTTAGCACCAACCGCCCTTCTGGAGTCACGTAGTAGCTGTTGGAATCGATCGTGTGGGGATCACTGTTCGGGTATCCCGTTGTAACGGACAGGACTTCGACGACATCCATATGGTCGAGCCACACGAACCCCGAAGCGTTTTGAAGCTCTGTGACGGTTCTCGTCTCACCCCAGCACCTACTTGTCGCAGTTTCGATCCAGGAGTTCACTGCGGCGACCACAAGGGCTCCTACAGTGTCATTTACACCAGGGTTTATATCCTTGAGTTGTGGGAGGGTGATTATCTTGCTCATCTAGCCTCAATATAAAACAAGAGAGCCGCTATTACTAGCGACCCTCATGCGAAGTTGAGCTGATCTACTTCTTTTCTGTCTTTGTTTCTGTTTTAACCTCAGGCTTCGCGGCTTTTTTCACCGATTCACTTTTGGCCGTTTCGTAACCCTTGATGCCCCGCTTTGACACAGCGGCATCAATCGCTTTTAATTCTTCGGCTGAGAGGTCTACCACGTCACCGGTACAGTGAGGGTAGACATCATCCACGAAAGTTACGACCGTCATTAGGCGAGTGTCACTCCGGTAAGTTTCGCGAAGTTGTTGCTTGTTGGAACACCACCGACTCGTTTGAGCATACGAAGTGTGTATACCGCACGATCGAAGTCGTCACCACTGGTACCAAGATCAAACGTCGTACCTAGTCGATCACCAATCACGTAATCACTGAATACGCCGTACCAAACCTCAGTCACGAAGTTCGGAGTCGTTCCCGTAGTTGGGATCTCATCAACGATGTATACAGGACGACCGAGGAGTGTGTTCGCACCGCTCTCAGTGATCGAGTTGATGTACAGCGGACGGCCTGCAGTGTCTTTGAGACCAATGACCTTCGCGAGCGCAGCAGATGACATTACGTAGACGCCCTGGTTGCGGTATGCGGTAGACAGTTTGAACTGGAGGGCTAGGAGATCACTCCACGCGAGAGCTGCACCAGCCTGAGCGAGTGTCAACGGAGTCACCGCGCTCGAACGGAAACCGAAAGGCTTGTCTGCGCCGTCGCCGTTCACAAACGCTTGGTTCTCAACAAGAGCAGCCTTCTGCGCTAGTTGGTTCTCCAGTAGGGCCTGAGCACTTGGGTTGATCGCTGCATCTTGTAGGAACTCAAGAGTGATGCCCTTGATCCGGCTCGCAAGCTTCTCTGGGACAAGCTCTTTCACTGCGAAGTTGACTTCTGTTTCTGGGATCAGCGCAGCTTCAGCGACCCAGTAGGCGTTGCCACCATCAGCAGACGGAAGTTGTAGTCGCGCTGGAGCGTTGCTGATTACTCGTGCGATCTGGCGGATCGGAGAGATGTACTCAAGTTGAGTGCGAATATTCGCGTCAACTGTCAACGGTACGAGGACTCCACCTTCGTCAGGTGTTCCGATCGTTTGAGCTTTGGCTTTGTACTGCTCGCGGATCTTCTTCTGCGCCTCGCCCATACCTTGGTTCGTCGCAAGAGCTTTGAAGAATGCCTTGCTGATGTCCGCGTTCTTGCTGTCTTCTGTCTCGACTACGGTTGTCGTTCCGTCGCCTGCACCAGGAACTTGATCCTGTGACTTGTTTTTGATTGCTTCAGCCACTTTTTCGGCTGTGTACTCTTTAACTGTCTTCTTCATATCACCCCCTTCGGCAAAATAGATTTGGTTGGTTATTGCTGTTGCGACTCAGAGGCGAACTCTTCGTCAATCTGCGCCTGTAGCTCTGGAGTAAGTTCAGCGTCTTCATCGAACTCGTCCTCACCTGCACCGGGCTGGTCGTCTTCGCCGCCCTTAGCTGGTTGTCCTTGTTCGGTTGATCCGTTTGTCTCGACTGGCTTCAGTTCTGCGACTGTGGATTTGACCTCGGTTAGTTCACCGCTGACCGTCTCGATCTTGGTGTCGAGCGCTGAGAACTGCTCACCTAGGTTGACGATCAGATCGGATAGATCCTTGAGTTGGGTCTTTACTTCTTCCACGTGCTTCTCCTCGCCCTCTTCAGGCTTGTTCTTATTCAGTTGTTCCTGCAACTCCGCCGCGCCGTCCCGCATACTGCGCAGCATCCACTGGGCATCCTTGGTGTTGAGTGAGCCGTCCTTCAGTGCGAGTGCCACCGCGTTTGCATTCGCAGGGATCGGCACACACGAGACTTCAAGCAATTCATTGTCTTTCAGTACTGGAGTGTCGTCTTCCCACTCCATCGAGTGAGGTATGAAGCCAACGCTGACGCAACGAAGCGTCCGCTTGACGTACTGGTTGAATACAGTCAGGGCCTTGGGTTGATGTCTACGTCGAAGGTCAGCGTCCCGTAGGTACCGTCGTCTTCGGTCTTGATGTCACTCCACTGGCCAAGCACATCTTCAGGCTCGACGTTGTAGCTCTTATGATTCCAAAGACCGATCGGGTTCTTCAGGAAGTTCTTCAGATTCCAGGACTGATCAACCTTCTCACCATAGCGGTCAATTGAATCGTCACTGATACGGAAGCGGATCGACTTATTTTCGTCGTCAATTGATTTGATCGTGGTTGTGTATAACTTGAGTTTCTTTTCCATAGCTGTTCTCTAATCCTAAAGATACAACTATCTTCACAATTAAATCAATAGTACGAAGTTGTCACATCATGTAGAGTCACGCCATGAGCACTCAAGATAAGAGCTACGTAACTCCGCTGAGCCCCACCGTAATGGCAAGAGTGAAGCGAGGCCTAAGCCATATCGAGAGCCTTGAACACGAGGTAGCGACGTGGGCACGGGAAAGCACTCGAATAGTCCATCGGAAATCTGATGACGGCAGGAGATTCGAAGTTGAGATCCAGGTCGTAACTCCCCCGCCTTCGAATGAGTGGGGTCAAATATTTGGCGACGCAGTGCACAAGCTTCGATCGGCTCTGGACCTGTGGATGTGGGAAAAGACTAAGGAACAATCGAAAGTTGATGTAGAGCCGCGGGATGTTTATTTCCCGGTATGCACCAGCGCAAAAGCCTGGAGGAACTGGAAGGCTCGCACGGCACCCTATCTAGAGGTCCATCTAGTAATGGCTCTCAGATCTTTTCAGCCTTACCTGCATAAAGAGGTGAAGAATAACGCACTGGCTGGCCTTCACCAGATCGACAATATCGATAAGCACCAAGAAACTATCGACATAATTGTAGTACCTGAATCGATTGCCGATATCTCGTTCACTCCGCGAGGATCAACTGCCGCCGAAAGGCGTGTTTCGTTGGATCAACTAGAGATCGACGGCGAGACCGGCGGAGTCATCTTGAAGGTGGATTTCGAACAGCCGCCGCTTGATGTGCAGCTTCCGGATTCCTTTCGATGGGTTGCAGCTTTCAAGACAGCCGCAGGGATTCACAACACTTCTGATTCTCTGCGAATCTTCGCTCAGGCAGCACAGACGTATCCAATGCGTGCCGAAGCCATGGCTGCGAAGATGAAGGCAGAGGCCGGATCAGAGATGCGCGAGAGCGATGACGACACCACCGATGACGACGATCGCGAGAAGTAGAGCGCCGATGAACAATCCATCTTGCGAGCTAGGTGTGACAGTGGGCGGGGTAGCGGGTGTACCCGAGCTGATTACTCGCTGAGCCACGCCATTGATGGGCGTCATCACCCTACCGGGTCGTAAGTGAACAGCCCGATTCCAACTTCATCGGCGTACCCAATCGCAGCCTTGCTGTATGCGGATGCGGCAAAGAAGAACAGCACTTTCTTGGTATCAGTCCCCGCGCCCCGTAGAGCTGCTGCATCTCAGGTCTACCCGCAGCACCGCCCTTCCACTTCACCTGCGCCAGAGCGCGTGATGATCGGACGTCGATCCCACCATCTGCTCCCCCCGTAGTTGCGACGGCATCAGTAAAGCCCCAGGTCTTCATGACTTCAGCGGCGTTCAACTCGGCTTGATGTGGGGTGGTGATGTACTGCATCTATTTGCATATTCGCACATACGTTCGATCAGTGCTACCCTGCGATTGGGCAGGCGTAGTCGAAGGGAAGCTTCTGCGCCTGCCTTTAGACAGACTCTTCCAGAACCGGAAGCAACACACATCGGCAGTTCCCGTGCAGCGAAGGCCCGTGTATGTCCGTGTAATCGAGCTTGATCGTCTTGCCGTCATCACCCTCGAAGATGTCCCCCTTCTTGAAGAACTTCTTTCTCAGGTCTATGACCGTGCCGTGCATCGGTCGGCAGAACTTACATACACGCTCATCAAGCGCTGTGTACCACTCCTTCGACTCGACAACGCCAGACTGACTCCACGCTTCGATGTCTGCAAAGCTTTGTGCCGTAGTAACTTCCGTTCGTGCGATGCGATCAGCTCGGTAGGTTAGGGCAGCGCCGAACACCTTCTCAATGCGCGCCCGAAGCTCGAAGCTTGTTTCGCCGGCCTGAATACCCTGCGACAGTTCAGCCCGTAGCTGCTTCTCAGTTTCGTCGTTGATGTCCTTCGCAACTTTGGTGCTGCGCCCGTTGTAGTAGGCCTGGATTGCTGAATTGAACGTGTTGAACAGCGAGGGATCTAGTGCGACCTGTTGCATCGCGAGCTTGCCCGTCTCACCGATGACAGTCAGCAGTACCGGCGCTAGTGCACGCGCCAGCTCAATATCGAAACCGTCCCACTCGACCACATCGCTGAGCCATTCCTTGCGGGTGTAGCCCTTTGTCGCGTCGGCGTGGTGTCCAGCTTGCCCAGGATGAATGTCCTCTGGCTGTCGAATTGAGCGCGGAGCGACTGAAGCATCGCTGCTTCGTGTCGATCTCCCTTACGTCGATACTCCTCGACTTTGTCGTCGGCGAAGTCTCGGATCACTATGGTTTTGGGAAGCTCTTCTTACCCTCAGTCGTTGTGTCCGTTGAGGTTTCATCTTTTCCATTGCCCTGTGGCGTCGTTTCAGGCGTTTCCTGGCGCGCTAAGACTTCAAGTGGACTGAGAGACCCTTGTGCGTAGATCGTCGATCCTAGCCGTCTGGTAGCGGCTCCATGCCGTACTGTTCACGAACCTCATCGATCGTCAGCCATTTGTTTACGCCCTTGTCAGCCTCTTTGAGCTTGGCTTCTTTGTCTTCGGGTACGGGATTCACGAAGTCGAGTTCAAGTGATGGGTCGTAGACCTGTATCCAGCTAGTGTTCTGCAGCTCTACCCAGTCCTCGATGCGAGGGAGGACGTTGTTGATCGTGTGGATGTAGATCGCACCGTCCATGATCGACTTGTTGGCGTTCTCGATCATGCCGACGACACCAGGTGAAGTCTGGAACATCGCGAAGATCTCGTCGCGAGTGAACTTACGACTGTTGAGGAAGTCGAGGTCTTGCTGGCTCACCATGTAGGGCTTGGCATCACCGTTCTCTACCAGGAGGTTCTTGTAAGCGTTCTCGGAACCAGTGTGTTGATCACCGAACTGTTCCTTCCAGCGCTTGTAGGCCTCATCAGACATCTCTGCCTTGGTTGAGAAGATCAGTCCTGGACGTGCGTTGTTCGCGAAGAAACGACGATTCCAGTTCTTCATCTGCTCGTCGGTGTCGATGGTCGCGGCTGCTGCCGTGATGATGGACTGACCGAAGTACGGATTCCGCGGATCAGGGTTGAGGTCGCGGATCACGGAACCGATTGAGTAAGTCTTGTTGTCGAACTTCACCGTGCTCTGGCTGTACGTCTCCCCTAGCTTGAACTCAACGAGATGTGCAGGCAAGACATGGAACGAGTCAGGTAGCTGCCCCTTGGCAGGCTCGAAAGGCTCGTCGCCCTTCATCATCAGCTCGTAGCTCTCACCTGTGAAGTTCATGTAACTAAAGTGGAGTCGACGCATCTGTTTGCCCTTGAGCGCACCGTTCGGGCGTTTGAGCAGGTCCAAGATGTCGTGCTCGAAGATCTCGGTCCTATCGCCCTTCTTGTCCCGCTTGTAGAGCTTCAGCTCAACCCTGGCAGTCGGGCGCACGATTGCGTCGTTCGCAGTGAAGGCCCAACCCAGGTTGGCGGTGATCGCTTCCTGCTTAGTGCGGTAGTTCTTGATGGAGTTACCGGTATCGAACATCTCAAGTGTGTTGCTGAGATGAGGAATGAAGCTTTGTTCCTGCCGAGTAATGCTGATGCGAGCTTGATACGAAGGGGTGTTCTTTTTTGTGCCATATGAAGTTGTGTGCGCTACGGTTGTTCTATTTCTGATATTAGAGCAATTTAGTCTTTCTGACTAGCTACCTTTAGTCGGGAGACTTCTTTTTCGGCATACCTTACTGATTTTGCCATCACATAGCGGTAGTGCAGTCGTTCGTAGCGTCTCTGAAGCCTTCCAGCTATATCGAGCGCAGAGAGTTTCCGTCGATCCAGATCACGCCTAGGCTCAGTATCTTTAATCTCGCCGACCTTCCGACTGATCACGAAGTACCAAGTCAGCGATCGAGTGTCCTTAAATCGCAACCGGAAGTCATAGTGGTTAACATAGCCCCCAGCGCTCCAACCGACGATGGGGTGTCACTTGACGGCTTCAAGAAATCATACTCTTCATCCATAGAGGCGAAAGTGCTCTCGTATCCAAGCCATGTTTCGAGCATGAGGAGGCGATCATCATCGTGCATCAATCCATCGGTGTCTTTGTGGTGTTCAGCGTAGAAGGCCAGCACATCAGGGTCGGTGAGGACATCCTCAATACGCCGCTTAATCCCAAAGATCTGCATCGCGTAGATCGGATGTTCTGAGTGGTTGTACATCTCGATGTGAAACTCTGGCATGGTCCGACGAATGTAGACCCGCATCTGCCGAGCCTGTGCGAACTCATCAACACGCTTGTTGTGTCGGTACACCTGCGCGGCAACCGCAGCTGAAATGCTCGTGACAGCGGTACCAAGGACGGTTGATGCCGTACCCCACACTCCGGCTTTGAACGGAAACACCCATAGTTCTCCCCAGCTCATCTGGGAAGTATGCACTACGCAGTTCGCACCCTGAACTCCTTCTTCTTCGTGCCGTGGATCGTGATCACCGCGTAGCGCTCCATGTCGCAGGCGTCGTCATCTTGCTTCACTGGTTCGTCAAGCGGCTCGTCGTTCTTGTCCAGCTTCCAGCTGTAGTTTTCCTTCTCCCATGCCAAGTCCTCGCAGGATGGGTCCATGGTCAGACGCCCTTGATGGAGCAGAGATTTCGACTTGTTGATGCCCTCCAAGACTGAGCCGGCACCCTTGACCACAGGCTGGATCTTGAGTCCGAGCTGTCTGTTGAGTGTGTCGATCGCCAGCGGGTCTTCCGAGTCCCCGATCTGGAAGTCGAGTTTGGTATCCCCGATCAAGTCACGCACGGCGTTCATACGCTGCTCGTCACTGAGCTTGCGCTTGTAAACCATCCGATCCAGATGCAGGCTGTTGTCCGAGCCAATGGCAAAGATCCCTGCTGCGAACGGGTGGTTGTAACCGAAGTCGATACTGAGCGCCCATCGTTCAGGGGTGAACGGCAACGCCTTGATGTGCTGATCGCGGTTGAACTCTTCGTAGATCAGGCCTTCCATCTTGTGGTACTCGGCCAGCATCTCCTGGGCGTACTGAGTCACGGTCATCTCGCCGCGCATCTCATCCAGCTCTTCGACACTCAGGAAGGGATTGTCGAAGCTCGTGAAGTGGAAGACCTCATAGTTCGCGTTCGTCTTCGACAGCTTCTCAAGGCGGTAGAGCGACTTGTAGCCCTTCGGCGTACCCATGAACAACGCACGTCCGCGATAGTCAGCAAGGGTCGCACGGATGATCTCGCGCCATTGCTTCTCGAAGGCACGCATCGAGTCCAGCTCGTCCAGGACCACCAGGCTGTACTTCTTGCCTCGGGCAGTCTCGATGTTCTCCCAGCCGAACAAGCGGATGCGGTTCAGAGACCCGTCAGGCCGTCGAAGCGTGACCTCAAGCCGTTGTTCGTTGTGAGAGACGTAATTGCTTGTGCCTATGACGTTTTCGAGGAGTTCAGCCCATACGATGTCGCGAGCTTGATCTCTCGTCGTGGCGAAGTAAGCAACAGGACCCGGCTCAAAGAGACACGCGCCCTTCATCTCCTCGACTGCGTAGGTGGTCTTGCCGAAGCGCCGACCGCACCTGAGGACTTTGAAGCGAGAACTACTCTCCGCTATCTTCCGTTGTGACTGGTGGAGTCTCGCCACGGTCTTGCATCCTGGCCAAAATGGCGCTGTCTAATCCGATCGGCATGAGTGGTGCACCCTCGGCACCAGTGAGTTCCTGACGATCTTTCCAACCCCAGTTGTTCTTCAGGGAGAACGCGGCCCCCGTAGCGGAGCGACCATAGAGCTGGCTCTCGGCATACTCGTGACAGCGAGCGTAAGCAGCGCTAACCGAGCCGAAATACTCGTCGCGTTTCTTGTAGTTGACGAGCGTATCCCGGTCGATGCCAAGGGCTCTCGCAAGCCCCGAGACCGTGTACGGCTTCTGCTCAGTCAAGATCGTCCGGGCGTGGAACAACATGTTGTCCTGGCCATCTCGTCCAGTCTCGACAAGTGCCTTCGTCGTGTGTGGGTCGCACTCGGCGAAGTAGTTCTGAATTGCAAGATCAAGTTCTTCTACCGACTTAAACTTGAGTGGCCGTCCGCCCTTGTTCTTTTCTTCTTGAGGGGTTTGTTCTTCCATATGAGACTAGTTTATGACAAATGAGGATTTAAGTCACGAAAGTCGATTGATCCATTCTGATGTACGGGGCGAACAAACACTGGTACAGTGTCGCAATGCAGAACGAGTACAGCGAGGACGAGATAGCAAGGAGTGCCCGTAGGTTCCTCTATAGGCACAGTCCCTTCAAATCAATAGATCCATATCAGTTAGTGCCACTCACGCTAGGCGTTGGTCTGACAATTAGCTGCATGGTCATTGCCATACAGCTGAAAGGATATCTATTCAACAATCCGGCGGCAGTCAGCCTTTGGATAATGGCTTTGACGCTGGCGATCAGCGTCATTATTCATGGCATTGCGAGATCTGCAATCGACAGGCGAGAAGACAGAATCTACAAAGACCAGTTGTATTTGTATGAACAGGAATGTGAACGGTACCACGAGATGATAGCGAGGGGACAAAATTCTGAAATCATACGAAGTGAACCTTCAGAATCCCAGGTTCGGTTTAACACACCAAACCCAGCTTCTATCGATCTGGATGACCCTAGGGGATGGTCATGACGAATCCCAACCCTCCCGGACTTTCACAGCCTGGGCTAGGCGGACTATATGGTCAGGTCGCTCCAACACCAAACCACCCACCAGCAGCGTCTCCGCCGCCAGCTCCCTTGCCTTCGCCACCGGTTCCTCCGCAAAGATCTGACGACTCATCGTCGCGTACGACGGCAGTGATTACTGCGACAATTACCACAGTGATAGGCGGACTCTTTTTGGTCTGGTCCTCCCTGATCGGAGCCGAAGACAAGCCCGCGCCGTTAAATTGCATGGAACAAAGACAGCAAGCGCTGGTAATTAGCGCGCAACATCCCGACTTCCGCCTACCTGACGGCGATCCAGCTCAGACGCAGTGCAATATCAACCAACTGCTCGAATTGAAGTGATGACGTCGGCTGATCTTTCAGCTCAAGGACGATCAGCTGACGTTATTCCAGCCCCGCCCTCACAATCTTGTCCGTCGTACTGAACACCGCACGGATCGCCTTGTCGTCAGGCTTTTCGCCGCTGAGCCAGGACTGGACGTAACCTCGACTGACTGAAGCGTCCATCTGATCGGTAGCTCCTAGCTCGTTGAGAACTAGGTAAGCCGTTGCCTCAGCTTGGAACTCAGCCATTCCCCTGTGTTGGGTGTACTCAGCGTGAGCGTCTGCTGCTGTGTGTCCGAGGACAACATGTCCGAGTTCGTGCATCAGAGTTTTGAACGGGTAAGGGGCTACGGGAGACACGGCGACGTTGCGCTCGTAGGAGTAGCCGGCCACATTGCCATCAAGTCCTTCGTACGCCACCCGGTTGATCGCAAGTGCTCCGAGTGCTCGCTTCTCACTCCACTCAGGCGGCTCGTACTCAGGTAGATCGTCGCCCTCAGTCTCAGACACAGTGAACAGGCAGTTGACGGGTTTGAAGCGCATGAACTGCTCTTCCTCGCCTTTGTCGTTCTCTCGCTTGATGGTGATCGGGCGGATGATGAACTTGGCTTTGCTGCCCTTCTGGACTTGTCTTCCAAGCTCTTGCCAGCCTTTGAACGTGTTGATGGGCTCTGTAACGCCTTGGCTCATCAGGAGCGCCTGGTTGAGCAGCGAGTAACGTCGAAACCGGTTGTACGCGTTGCCAACATCGCCAGGCATGTTCAGGATCTCGTCCATCATGGCCGGATAGTCGATGTTGAGTGGTTCGGGAGCTTTGCGCTCCGATGTTCGTCTGGATTTGGTTCTTTCCATGTGGGGCTAGTTAGCTACCTCCTGCTTAGTTTTGAGGGCGGCGAGTTCAGACGTACGGTCTTCCCACGATAGCTTCAAGCCACCACCTGTAAATCTATACTGCAAATACGGCTTGAAAGTCTCCTCACCACTTTCATCGAAGAACTGCATACCTTCGCGCTCACTTACCCTTGCTTCACGCTCTTTTGCTTGAGTGTAGGTGTCGATGAGTTGCATGAGTTCGCCGAGTTCTGATGTTCTTGCTGTCTTATTTGAGTACAGCAGATCGGCCACTGCATCGACGACGTGTTCCCGTGTTAGGTTGGTTGTTGGTTTAGTAGGTTCATCTCTGAGCTTCTCCAGTAATTTTGATGACATCTTCAGCTATTTCTCGCATCCGGTCGAATTTATACGATAAGTCCTTATAGTCTTCCGCGAGGGCATGTCTTACCATCTCCAGTAATTGATCCTGCGTAAAATGACGAGTACCGTATCCCTGTTTTATTTTCGCCGACCACTGTTCTGACCACTGACTTTTCTCTAACTCAATCCCAAATGTCTTATTGAGGAACTTCACGTATTCCAGTAAGCTGGCGTACTTCTTTTTCATAGCTTGTTCTGCGTCACGAACTGCATCTTTCATCTGGTCTCGATGTACGTCTAGCGGAACATTTCCTCTGGCATCTGTTCGCAGTAGGGAAGCTACGAAATCATGAGACATCGGGATTGGAGATAGAATCGGAGCCTTCTTGATAATCTTCAGCGCGCCGTCAACCACGGACATCATTCCCCAGTCCTCAGGAAGCTCACCATCTTTGACCATATCCTTGTCAGCAATCACAAGCCACCACCGGTCGCAGTACCGCTTCGTAGCAAGACACTTATTCGGGTCTTTTACTTCATTCAGCCAATCTGAACGACTCACTTTGACCTCAAATCCTTCAAGAAGGTTCCCACTACTCTTCCACGCCCCAAGAACCATCACATCAGCGATGTTGTTCGCGCCGCCCGTTGATGCAGCTACCTGAGTCAAAGGTATGTACTTCGCAAGATTCTCAGCAGCACGTTCGCCCCCATATTTGTTGACCACCATGGCCGTTAACTCACCTGTCCTTATCATTACTTCTTATCTCCCCATATAGGCTTTACGTTGCTGCTGTTTTCGGTGGTTGTCATATTCACAATCGTGTCCATCTGGGTCATTTTTAATAACACCGCACATATTACATGCCATAACTCCAGCGAAATCGGCGAGAAACCCTAGCGACTCACAGTCTGGATTTAGCTCAGTGTATGGCTTGAACTCGAATATGACATCTTCACCGATCACATGTTTATCAACTGCTTGCTTGATAGCTTCCTCGGCATTGTAAGTGCTTCCGTATATATCAATGCCATCTCTACCGCATCTCCATAATTGGAATAGAATATCTCTTATCTGGAACTCTGACTCTGTAGGGGTGTTGCTCATCCCCGTTTTATCCCACAGCGTCCACAGTGTGAACATGCGTCGCAGTTACACTGTCTACCGAATTTATGTCCGAACAGCCTTCCTAGCACGCCTATACATTTACTCATATCGTTTCCTCTCTGCTTCGATAGCTGATAGCGGTACAAATTCGCACTCTCTAGCTGGGGTTGTTGGATTGGCAATTGATGCATCTTCAAGCCTATCGAGCACCTGACGTACTTCAGAGTTGACAACTGCTGGCTCACGCGTCTTGATTACTGTATATACAAAGTTTTCGATCGTAGAAGCAACTATTCGCTCACTCTGAGGTAATGGCATGCGGGATCGCTCGATAAATTCATCCAGGTCAGAGGATTGCTTAGCAAGTCTTTTTGCAAAGTTGCGTATCGTACTTACTAGACCCACATAACTATCTACATTGTCGAGCTGTAACTCATCTTGTGTATTGTCTTTACTCATAGCTTTACTCCTGCATCATCTAATGCGATTACTAGCTTTAGAAGGGCTTTGAGTGGGGTGTCAGCCTCTTGGCGCAATTTATTATAGAAGTCTCGGCTATAGGTAGTAGAGCTTCCGTAGTTTTTGCGTGCCATGTAGTTGCCACCCGTTGCCATCTTTGATAGTTGAACTCCTGCTGGCAGTAAAGGCATGAGGTAGTCTAGTGAATACTTGGGAACCAGTTGCCATTTGGTGCTTTACCTTCTGACCAGCAATACTGATTCCAAAGACTTGATCCATCTTCATATACATCTTCTGAGTAGTACATGCCGAAGCCGGTGGTGTCATCTTCCCACCTAGTCCGCTTATACACTTCCTTACATAGCTCAAGTAGTTCTTCGTCCATTACTTCGGCTCCTCCTCACTCATTAGGTCTGATGAATATGAATCAAACACTGTATTTACCTTCCAAACTCCCCGCCAGATACCCGAACGGATCATCAGACACAGCGACAGTCTGGGTACGAACCATCCACTCCTCACCCCAAAGTGCTCGGCAGAAGTCGTGGTTCAACAGCAAGATCCCCAGCACTGCACGCGGTGGCATGTTCCACTGGTTAATTAGATCCATGGTTCCGAAGAGTGCAGGGTTGTCATAGCCGTTGGTGTTGGCGAGTTTGATTGCAGCGCGGAGGGTTTGGGTTGGGGTCATGAGGTGACCTCCAGGAGTTTTGGGTTTTCGAAGATGTTGCCGATGACCTCACATAAGGATGAATTCCAACCGCGTATTGTCTGGACATCGATGTGACGAACGACAAACCGTTCAATGCCTTTTTTGACTATATCGCCCTCATAAATATCTACGCCGTTCTTATCCTTGAGACCTGTGAACTGAGAAACTGACTCCTTATCGATAGACTCTGTCCAACCAGGCACCCACGCTAACGGGTACCAGGTGATCCATTCGCCAGCAGGAATGAATCCTTCTGAACTCACCTGAATGGCTTTGACGACCTTCGCTCGAAACTTGATCTCCCTCATGCCATCTCCCCCGCCCAGTCCTCATAAGCAGCTTCGAGCTTGCGGTAATCAGCGATCATCTCTTCCTCGGACTCGTAGTCACCTACGTGAACGAAGCCATCGTCGGTTTCAACGAGGAGGTAGTGGCCGATTAAGGCAGACGGATCAGCGAGGCCGGCAGACTGCATGGCTTCCTCGAAGTTGGTCGTTAGCTCTTGAAGTTCGGCTTCACTGTTGCTGATCCTGGCGAAGTAACCCGTAGTAGATGCGGTGTCCCCTGAGCTTTGGTTGGCCCAGCCTTCTAGTGAGAGGTGATGCAGGACTTCATCGCGAGGCGAGGAGTACTTGGTGCTGATGTACTCGGGTGTAGATGTCTTTTCTAGATTCATATATTCATGTTTCTCCTATGCAAATAACTATGAGCCAAAAGACCAATAAATGCAATAGCGAAATGATCGGACTTATCCACAGTTTTCAACTTTACTATTGCAATTCTTTAGACTTTGTGTTTAAATAGGTAACGTAATGATAGTTAAAACAAACGGTTCACTAAATATCCCCCTTACGGCGAAGATCACCCTTACCCCGTACGTTCGCAAGTACGCAGATAAGATCGATTACTTGTTCACCCATCAGACGATGGACGGCTACACACCCTCTTCGAATCGCTAACCCCACCTAGCGATTCTCTCCATTCCCCACCCCCGAAACTCGCTGTCCCCTTTCTCGGAATCTCGCATAAAATGGGTCGAAATCCGCATTCGGCTATTTGTCCCGTGCGCGATTTTCCAGAGAAATTGGGAGGCCACCCATGGATACCGCCAACACCACCGCTTTCGACCGGTCACGGGGACTCTCCCTTGACGATCTTCTCCCGAGTCTCAGCGGGTACACACACCGGAACCCGAGTACGAGATCTACGAGCCCGAACAGCCGCCGGCCACCCGCAGACGTCGCCCCCGCTGGCGTCGATGGACGATGTACGTTGCGTTCGTAATGCTCACTCCCCTAGTGCTTTCGGAGATGGTGACGCTCTCGTACCGATGGTTCACGCCACCTCGAACGTCGTTCATGCTGCAAGACGAAGGCCCGATCGTGTACCAGTACGTGGATCTCGACCACATCAGCCGATACATGATTGCGGCAGTGATCGCTCACGAAGATCAGCGACTTGGTATGCGAGCTGGCGGTTTTGAGATCAGCGACTTGACCTCTAAGGCAAGGGAATACATGGACGGCGATGCTGGAGTAGGTGGATCAACCATCCCCCAGCAGGTGGTGAAGAACATCTTCCTCTGGCCTGGGCGTAGTGCAATCCGTAAGGGACTCGAAGCAGTTATGGCGACAGAGTTCAGCTACTCGATGTCAGATCAGCGGATCTTGGAGCTGTACCTCAACTACGCACAGTTCGGACCTGGCCTTTACGGGGTCTGCGCTGCGAGTTGGTACTACTTCAACACCCCGCCCTGGTTCATGAGCGAGTACAACGCCAACCAACTATCGGGAGTATTGCCCCGACCCGCGTACATCGAACGTGCAGCAGACGGCGGGATCTACCTTGGACCCGATGCTGATCAACTCGCTATTGAGAAGGTGAACATAGCCGCGAGGTTCAACCTGGCTCGATCGCTGCGCTTGGTGGCTGGGAGGGCACTGTTGCGACAGTGGGGATTACGGATTCAGCTCTAGATCACTCGGAAGAGCGCGGCGAAGATTCGTGCTCGACCATGCCCGACAGCGTTGCCGAACGACTGGAATCCGACTTCGGCCACCGATGATCAGTCACGAACGTCGTCAACGATGCGAACAGACGCGTGGATGTCGTCATAGGTGTCAATCAGATCGTTGACGATCGACTGCAACCCACGGTTGACTTCCCGTTCCAGTGCATCGATATGTAGCTCGAAGAGAACTATCTGATCCATCTCAATAACCGTCGCGACCAGCTGTCCTTCAGGTTCCAACGTGAGGTACTGACTGAACCCACGACCAAGCTGCTCAGACCGATCCTCAAGCGTCGAAGGGCCTATGAAGTAGCCAAGTTCGCTCAAGCAACGCCTGACGGATGCCATCGTTCGGTCGTACAACTCGTAGATCCCGATCTCTGAATCGAGTCCCATACTGATAAAGAGCCGGTGCATGATGTACTCCCGTGCGCTGATTGGTCCCACCAGCTTAATCACGACCGAGACAGGGCGATTGGTCGCAACAACTAGTAGCAGATAACTGCGCAAGAACCCGTGGCACCGGCGTTGCTGACGGTGTGCCGTGGTAAGACTTCACAATGAAATGGCTCCTGATCGTGGTCTTGATTGTCGGCATCCTTGTCACCCTTGCTGGCGGTACTGGCATCTTCGAGTCACTGAACAAGCCAGCCAAGAAAGGTTGGTTCGAGTCTGACAAGAGTTTTGCCGAGAAGAAGGCGGCTAAGACATCGGATCTCCAGCTCGGCATCAAGATCTTGACCGTCGGCTTAGTGCTTGCGATCGGCTCAGGTGTTGCCCTCGCTCTCTAGACGTTGCGGACTAGTTCAGGGGCACTCTCGCTGCGCTGGTCGATGTAGTCACGCCAATACTCAGGACGTGGGCAGTAGTTGAAACGAAGGTTGGTCTCGGTGCCTGCTGTTTGGATTAGAAGATTGCCGTAACCACCCACGAACGCCAACGGCCCCCCTCGCTGCACGTTGAGGTCTTCGATCTCATTCCAATCGCAGTGTGTCTCGCTGCTGAAGAACAAACTCCCCCAGTTCTTGATCGTCACGCCGCTGTCGTTGAGTGTCATCGAGTGGAGGTTGTAGACGATGGCGGTAACTGCTGTGGAGATCAGGACGACGACGCCCATCAACTGCAGGATCGCAATCGGTGTCGTGTCCCGTGGGTTCTGAGTGTGGAGGAAGCATGCCAGACCGTAGATGAATCCAGCGATCAGAAGTCCAACTAGAATCAACCCAACTAGGCCAAAGAGACTGCGCCGGATAATAATTGGTTGGTTACCCATATGTTCTTAACGTACGACAGCGAGACGATTTAGTCACTACCACACATTCCGACTTTCAGGCTGAAGTTTTACGAATAACGCTCGGGTTCCCTATTTACTTCAACTCTGATCCCTGGAAAACGAACGCGCTTTACAATCCATTCCAAGTTCTATCGAATCACTGCACTGAGAGAAACGGCACTATGACTAATCAACCCTATCGCCCGCCTAATCGCGAGCCAGCATCAGCGGAAGCATGGCGGGCCCGTAACCAACAACCACCTCCACAAATCCACCAACCAACACCGGCACCATACTTCGCAGGTGTCCCCCCAGTCGGGCAGGCAGCGGTGTTGCCTGCGCTGCTTACCAATTACATGCCCAACATGATCGCCGGTCTACTGGCGTGTGTCGGGATAGTGGTCGGCAGTCTCGGACCATGGGCGACCTTCCTCAACTTCTCGAAGGCAGGGATCGACGGCGATGGCATGTTGACCATGATCCTCGGCGTCATCGCGGCAATCGCACTCTTCAGCATTCTTTCCAGGGGAGGCAAGGCCAAGTTCGGCGACCGGTGGGTTGCCCCTGCACTAGGCGCAATCACCCTTGTGATCGCAATTGTCGACGCGGCGAACCTCTCCAACCAGGAGACCACTGTCCTGCGATCGACCATCGGACCCTCGATCGGATGGGGCCTCTGGGTCGTCCTACTCTGTGGCGCTGCGCTCTGCGTCACCTCATTCACCGTGGCTCGGGCTGTGGCGAAACGCTCGTAACGACCTGGCTGCCCAAAAGCCGTAGGAGCGTATTTAACGCGCTCCTACGGCTTTACGGCGAACAACTTGGGTTGGTCCACATTTCAGACTTGATCTACTGCACAAGAGGCTTCAGCGTGACCGCACCCCAACATGCTGCACAGTCACGGTCGTCGTCTTACCCTCCAATGTCCCAGTCTTCTGGCAGATCCCTTGGTTTTTGAAGTCTCCAAGTACGTTCTCTCGGTGAGACGGACTGTTCATCCAGGCAGCAACAAGACTCGCATCGTCAGGGTATGACTTCGCAAGGTTCTCCCCCGCAGTTGTGTAGCGGTAGCCGGCCTCCTCGATGAAGGTCCAGGGAGTCACGCCATCTGGTGAGGTGTGTGCCCAGTAGCTCTGTGCGAGCATGTGATCCGCTTTAGCGCACGAGCTAGCCTTGAGCTCATTACTCGCACTGAGCGGACTCAGCCCGTTGGAAGCTCTCTGTATGTTAATTAATGCCTCAACGCTGCTCTGGGATACAACAAGTACAGGCTCATCACCACTCACGCGAGCAAATTCTGAATCTCGATTCAAGAACAAAGTTGCAGCACTCAATGCGATTAGACTTCCGAGAGCAACACTTGAGGTGGCAAGAAAAATTCTTTTACGCATCGCTGCCACTCCAGTCTCCTACGTGCGGGTGTTCAGAAAAGGCACGGTCGGTTGACCAACCATTCTTTAGCCTCTCCCTAATTAGTCTGATCCTCGATTCTTTACCCAAGAGACGAGCAAGCTGAACAGCCGTGTAGGTCTCACCGTTCCAAGTAACGATCACATTGCTCGTCTTGTTATTAGCCTGTTCTATCCTGTTGGCCCATCTGCAATTCTCTGGAAAATATCCTTTTTCATTATCTATTCTTTCAATCGAATGTTCAGCGGATGGACGATCTCCCATGTCGCGATAGAATGCCAGGAAGCTTGAATTCCACTCATCGCAAACAGTTATTCCACGAGCTCCGTAGTTCTTATAGCTTCGACGGTTCACGTTGTAGCAGCGGGTCCGCATATTGTTCCAGGCGCGATGCTCTGGCGAATTCCACATCCCGTGTTTCTCAAGCTTCTTCACTGGATACTCCGGGTCACCATAAGCCTGATATCGATACTGGTGCGTCGAACAGTATTTATGGCCCCCGGCACCATATCCTGTGCAGCTAACGACACCGCAGGTTCTGCCTGCAGCTCTAGCGCTCATGCCCGCCACTCTTCGACGATCACCGTCCACTCACCATTCCCCGAAACATCGAGGTAGTAGCCGCCAGATGCCCTGTACATCAACGTATCTCCACTTACTGGAGCCATCGTGACCTCAGGGATTCCGCCATGCTTGTCGAGAGACTTACCCTCTGCCATCACGTAGATGTTCACGAACGGGCTGTACTCACCGTTCACTGTGTAAGTGATCCGTTGCTTGGAGCTGTTCAGTTGGAAGATGTCACTGCGCTTGCTTGTCGAGCCAGATAGCTCGATGACCTTGTGCCAGGACTTCTGTTGCGCGGGTGCTGGTGTCGAGGTTTCAGTTGGAACTACGAGGCCAGTTGGTTGGTCACTCTTTTGAGTGAATGCTGCGACGGCGATGAAGGCGACGATTACGAGTAGAAAGACTACGAGGCCGCGGCGGTTCTTATTGGGTTGATCGTATGAACTCATATTGCATTGATTCCTGCTTATTTACTATGCAAATAACTATGAGCCAAACTAACGATAAATGCAATAGTGAAATCACCTGTCGAGCATCAGGCTGTGGAAAACCCGACCATCCACTCCTGTAGTGTCCCGCGAGTGCTCAAGAAAATTGGCTACGGCGTCGGTCTGTTCATCGTCGTACTCCTCGCCGCACTTGCCAGCCACTACTTGTTCGGCCTTGCTACTGGCACTCGGTTCAACGAGACACAGTGGGCCGCAGCGGGCGCGTGGTTCGGTGGGGTTATGACCTTCGGTGCTGTCGCAGTGGCGCTTTATCAGTCGAACCAAGCCAAGGAACGCGCCGAGAGAGAGTCACGAGACTCGAATCAAAGAAATCTGAATGAACGTCTCCTCCATCAGGAAGCGCTCGCAAGGGCCGAAGACCGGCTAGCGACCGAACTTGACTCTGGTCGGCGGTCGGAACAGACACAGACAATTGCTGCAGTAGTAGCCGCCATCGCTGAACAGCCCGCTGTAGTCAGAGGACTCACAACCGCGGTCCACCTCGCTCGAAGGACTCCCTCCGAAGAGAACTACGCATCACGTACAGCCAAATACGACATATGGCAAAATTCCAGCGGTCGGCTCGTAGCGGCACTGCAGACTGCCTAATGGTCGTCGATGAGCCACATGTTTACGAACAAGTGCGTCGAGCTGGCGCAGACTGCGAGCGACTCCGACGTTCGATGACCGACCTATACAGCCTGCCTTTTGACGAACAGATCCCAAGACGCCAGATCCATGTCAACCTGAATGCAACACTCGCTCATCAAGGCGAACTAATCCAAGTCGTTCGCGACTACCTAAGGGACTCACCCAAAGACTCAAGTATCGATCCCGACCAGTTAATGCTCTGGTGATCTATCTGCCACCCACACCAGGGTTCGGTACCACTGCCAATTCCCTCGCCCGATCGCGTGCCGACTGCCGCGCAGCCTTTAGAGTTGGGGAGAAGGTGTTGTGCGCGTTGGCATCCAAGTTAAGGGGAACGTCCAGGCTTGAGATGAGCTGGTGCTCCAACACCCAAGGCTCGGGGTTCAGAACCCACGAGACCAACGCGTTCTCAGCCATCCACTCGGACAGTACCTTCTCACCCGCAACGAATGTCAGCCGTTTGCCCGAACCAACCAGACGTAGCTCGATCCCCAGTTGATCGGATAGCAAGCACCCAAGTGTCAGCCGCAACGTCGAACCTGCAGCATTTCCTGTGTAGTGAGTCTTGATGCGTGTACGAATGCTCTGTTTGCTGGGCGCTTTCCCGTTAGCGGGAGGTGCTGATGGACTGATCCCCGTGTATAGCAAGGTCAGCCCGTCCTTCTTCGCACACCCTGACGTGTTGATCTCAGCGGGCAGCTCTCGGAACCACCAGCCGTAAACACCAGGAGTGGCCGGCACGGGGCATGGACTCGTTAGAACCTGAGCACGAGTGTGGGGGATGCTGCCAGGTAAAGGGTGCTTTCATCCACGGCGGAGTCAGTGGTGGGGATCAGGTTCATAGCGAGGATGTTCGCATAGTGGTCTGACAGTGAAGGACGATCGGTCGGATCTGCTTAGATCAGCGGGTGATCCATGAAAATGTCGACAAGGACCCCGACCTGAAAAAGGCAAGCGATTTCAGGTCTGCGCGTCGGTCTCCAGGTGTACGAGCCGCCATCGCCTTAGTTCTCACCTTAATTTTCATAGGCGTAGTAATTGTTCTGGTGTACTGGCAGGAAGCTTGGGGGCCAAATCAGTGGGGAAACGTAGGGACATGGGTCGCAGGCGGAGCCACTGTTGCCGCTGTCGTGGTTGCTGTTTGGCAGACGCGAAACGCCAACGAACAAGCAAGAGCAGCTGAGAAGCGATCTGACAAGGACATTGAAACCCGCCGTATCGCTGACCTTCGCGCCCGCGAATATGCAGCAACTAGCACTATCATGAAGTCGGTCAGCAGCATGATAACCGAGGTTTATACGTACAACGACTCGGGATATAACAATGTTCCAATTATTGCGATGTTCCAGCGTGATGACTCTTACCTCCAGCAGATTTCTCACAAGAATGAGCTGAGGCGTCAACACAACGAGGGTGTAATCAATATTCGCCTCGCTCTACTACAGATCGAGTCCAGACCGCTCTACCAGGCCGGCGCTCAAGTAATATCCACAGCGATGGACCTCAGGAAGGTGATCTTCCCAGATGACGGGGAGATCAATTCGGAAGACGCGGTTGAGCTCACAGAAACTCTGAACACCGCCAATTTATCTTTCCAGAAGATTGCAGAATATCGATTCCGGCACCCAACAGAACTACCCGCCGACGAGTTACCGGTATCGTTCGGGAACCTCGACGAAATCGCGGACGAACCTGCGCTCTTCGATGCAGCGCGCAAGCAAGACACTCCATTAAGTGAAGATGCCGGTACAACTGAAACAACCCCCGGCGCTCAGACGCAAGCTACGGGGGAGTTAATAATCCAGCATTCCCTGAGTAGGTCGGACACGGCGGCTAGATCAGGGATAGCTTGA